CCAGCATTCCAGAGCATTACCTTTCCAATTACAAATCCAGAACTTGACAATAGTGATCGGGATAATTTGCTAGGCGTATTTATGGGGCAACCGCTTAACCTGCAAAATCTACCTGAGCAAATCTCAAGCGGTGAGTTTGAAGGATATGTTGAAGGTTGGTCATGGAGCACAAGGTTCAACGAATTATTCCTGACAATCAATTTGTCGCCTGTGGCATATAGCCAAGTGGCTATGCGTTGGAATACAACACCAATTACAGAGGCATGGAACACTTTAAGCCCAACATTGACATGGGAATACGCTACAATCGTAGCCTGAGATAAAGGACAATATGGCAACCACTACTAATTATGGATGGACAACACCAGACGACACCGCTCTGGTCAAAGATGGCGCAGCTGCTATTCGCACGCTTGGTTCATCTGTTGATACAACAACAAAAAACTTAAACCCATCTACAACTCTTGGCGATATTGAATATCGATCATCAACATCAAATACAAACACTAGGGTTGGAATAGGTTCATCTGGTCAAGCATTAACAGTTGTTGCAGGTGTTCCATCATGGGCAGCTAGTGCAACATCTGTTTTAACTACTACTGGCGATACTCTTTATGCTTCCGCAGGAAATACATTAGCAAGACTAGGTATTGGAACGACTGGACAAGTTCTCACAGTTGCAGGAGGTTTGCCAAGTTGGGCGACAAATGCAATTGGTGGAATGACCCTAATTAACACAGGTGGCACATCATTTAGCGGTTCAAATTTTACAATTAGTTCAATTCCTACAACTTACAAAACATTAAAAATTCTATGCGTCAATTGGGGCTTAAATGCAGCTGGTTATACATTTTTACAACCAAATGGATCAGCAACTTTATTTACTGGCAAAGTTGTGCTAACAACAACATCTGTGGCTATTGGTGCATTATCTGCCTCTAATCCGCAATTTAATGAAGGTTTTAATATTGCTGGAAGCGTAACTGATGGAAATTTTCACGTTATTACAATTGATAATTATTTTAGCACCACAGAATATAAACAACTTGTAACAGATGGCACTTTCAGTTATTCAAGCGGTTTAGGTGTGATCAAAAATACTGGTGAATTACGCACAACTTCTGCTATAACAAGTTTAAAATTTGTTACAGATCAAACTTTTAATGCTGGCAAAGTCTATGTATATGGAGTAAACTAATGAGCAGACCAATAACAGTAAATTTTGACATTGCAACAGGTGAAACAACAGAGCGTGAAATGAATGATGCTGAGTATAAAGATTACTTGGCTCAATGCGCCAAATATAATGAAGCAAGAGCCGAAGCCGAAGCCAAGGCTCAGGCTAAGGCAGCAATTCTTGATCGCATTGGTTTAACTGCTGATGAACTTAAAACGATACTTGGCTAATGAAGGCTTGGTTATCTAAAGCTGCTGTTCAGATGCGTGAGCAAATTGATGACAGTTTTGCAGATAGATCTCGCAAGTCCGATGGTTGGATCGGAAACGAAAAGCATCAAAACACTAAGAGCGATCACAATCCGCTGCCTGATACTGGTGAAGTTTGTGCCATCGATGTGGATGCCAAATTGTGCGATCAGCCTGAGATGAGCATTTACCTAGCAGAGCAAATCAGAGTTGCTGCAAAAACCGATAAGAGAATTAGTTACATAATACATGTTGGCAAAATTGCTAGTGCTAAGTCATTTTGGCGGTTTGTCAAATATCGCGGTGTCAATCCCCATACCCGACATATTCACATTTCATTCAAACCAAATCAAAAAGGCGAGTTCTTTAACATCCCACTACTAGGAGGCAAGTAATGAAACTGACCAACAAACATAAGGCAGCAATTAAGTCATATCTAAGAGCTGTTGCAGCTTCCGGCATTACTGTCCTTTTGGCAATTGCAGCCGACATTCGACCAGAGTATGCAATTCTGCTTGGTTCAATAGTTGCACCATTGGCTAAAGCAATTGACCCAACATCCGGTGCTGAGCATGATTATGGCGTTAATGCGAAATGACCGCACAAGAATGGGTTGGCATTTCCGTTGGCGTATGCGCCGTATTAACAAGTTTGTTAGTGGGTCTGCGCTGGGTTATTAAATCCTATCTGCAAGAACTTAAACCCAATGGTGGCTCAAGCATGAAGGATCAATTGAACAGATTAGAAGCGCGTGTTGATGATCTGTTTATCTTAATTAGTAAGCGATAATTTATTTTATGGCGAACACACGAAAACCTATCAAACGCAAAAAGATCAATCGTCGCGTAGTTCGCCAAACTCCTGATCCAACAAAGATTGATGCGCATTACATTGCGTTGCACGAATGTTACAAAGCTGCAAGGAAAGCAGGATTTACACCAGAGCACGCATTTTGGCTCATGACTGAAATCAAAACATTTCCTAATTGGGTTGTTGGCGATGGTGGGATTATTCCTAGCATAGACCCATCTGACGATGAGGATGACGATTAAGCGATATTTAGTTATCAGCGATCTTCAAATACCCTACCATCATGAGCAAGCAGTCAAGAATGTCATCAAACTTGCAAGGCGTGAGAAGTTTGACAGCGTTCTATGTGTTGGCGATGAGATTGACTTTCAAACCATTTCTCGATGGGCTGAGAAAACACCTTTGGCTTATCAACAAACTCTTGACCAAGATCGCACAGCTACTCAAGAGATCCTTTGGTCATTAACTGAGAATGCTAAAGAGGCTCATATTGTCCGCAGTAATCATACTGATCGCCTTTATAACACTCTCTTAAAAGTGCCGGGCATGATCAGCCTTCCAGAATTACAATATGCAAAGTTTATGGATTTTGAGAATTTAGGAATTACATTTCATAAGACATTCTACGAATTTGAAAAGGGCTGGGTCTTGGCTCATGGCGATGAAGGCAATGCCAATCCAAATGCCGGAATGACGGCGTTAAACCTTAGTCGTAAAACAGGCAAAAGTTGCGTTATTGGACACACCCACAGGTTGGGCATGAGTGCCTATTCAGAGGGCATAGGAGGTCATTACAGACCTTTATATGGCATTGAGGTAGGAAACCTTATGAATAAGGCAAAAGCCTCTTATACGCGAACTGTGGCTAATTGGCAGATGGGTATCGCAATCCTTGAATGGAATGGCAAAAACATGACCCCCACGCTTATTCCAATCAATAAAGATGGCAGTTTCACAGCTCTTGGAAAGTCGTATGGGGCTTGAAACAGACTATAAGCACCGCACGATTGATGACCATATCAATGATCTTGAGGATATTGGCGTTATCTAATCGTTATAAAACACGCCGAAAGTAAATAACCGAAGGTCATTGCTTTAGGTCATACTTTATGTATGCACAGATCGCCTGTGTATATGTAGGGAGCGACATGATAGAAACAACAACCCCATGGTTATGGCTGTATTGCATGCTTGGGATAGTAATAGGTTATGGGATTGTAATAACAATCAAAGAAAACGCCTTTCAGTCAGGTTACTGGAAAGGTCGTAAAGACGGCTATGACATGCACCGCAGGATCACAGATACCAAGCGAGATAAAGTATTTGATTATGACAAGCAGAACTGAATTCCTAGATGAATGCGCCCAAATCCTTAGTCAAAGAGGATCGATTTACGGAAGCAGTCGAAGCAATCACGAACGGATCAGCGAACTGTGGTCTGCTTACTATGGAAGTTACATATCGCCTATGCAAGTCAGCCTCATGCAGCTGCTTGTCAAAGTGTCAAGGCTCTCAGAAACTCCAAATCACAAAGATAGTGTTAAAGACATCATTGGTTACGCGGCAATATATTCAGAACTGCACGACCAATACGAGAATGATTTTGGAGTAAATGATGGCATTTAATTTAGCCGATTATGAGGATGTGGCTACTCTTAACAAGTGGTTTATATCTAACTTCCCATCGGGCAGGTCTGACATTTCAGTTATAAGCCATGATGCAGTTAATGGTTACATATTGGTGCAAGCGACTTTGTGGCGAGATAGTAAAGACACATCACCGGCAGTTAGCAATGTTGCATTTGGCGCGAGAGAGAGTTATATCCAAAACATGAAAAAGTTTTATGTTGAGGATACAGCTACAAGCGCATTGGGTAGAGCAATCATTTTACTTAAAGGATCTGACAAAACAGCTACAAAAGATGACATGAAAAAGGTGAATGATGAACCGATTAAAAACATTTATGGCAGAAGTGGCAATTCGCAGGTTATTGAAATGGCACTCAGAAAGTCATTTGCAGATGATGCTACGCCAACAAGCGAACCTACAACTTGGTCAGTCGGTGATGTTGCAGAAGCCTTATCGACCAAACCTAAACAGCAAGAATGCACACATGGCTTGATGATATTAAAAGAAGGAACTGCTAAAACTGGTAAGCCGTATTTTGGCTATGTTTGCAGCGCACCAAAAGGTGAGCAATGCAATGCTAAGTGGGCAGTTACAGCTGCTAATGGCAGTTGGTTCTTTAGAGAGGAGGAATAAATGGCTGACATGATAATGATTGATGGCTCTGGTCTAACTGCAAAATTTACAGATAACGGAGTTATAGTAGAACCATCAACAATTGTTTGTGATACTTGCAACGATGACAGATTACTTCACGAGGGCGATCTGCTTCGATGCTATTCCTGTCATTCAATCAATCGAATTCCATAGTGCCTAATTACGAATACGCTTGTGATAGAGAGGGGTCGAGTATTGTATTGGATCTTCCGATGCAGCACGAAATCCCTCTTTGTCAAGTATGTGGCTTTGAATTAAGTCGTGTCTATTCAGCAGTTCCGGCAATTTTCAAGGGCACAGGATGGGCTGGTAAAGGTGGTTAAGTTTAGATGCAATTTCTGTTCAGCCAATTCAGAGTTTATCTGGATGGATGGCTACAACGCAGCTGATGGCTTTAGGGTCTATCAATGTCTTAAGTGTTGCGCTATTGGCACAAAGAACTTAGCCGAAGCAATAGACACTCAAGAACCTGTTATTCGATGTGATCAATGTGGAGCATGGCAATTTACAGATCAGCAATGTCATACATGTGCATTGATTGGGGCTAAGTAATGGATGCTGGTTATGCAGAGACTTGGTTAGATACCGATGACCTACGCATTATGACTTGCCGTCTGACCTGCGGTTATGTCAATTGATTTGGAGTGATGTGATACCCTTAAACGCAAATTCGCTTTCAGAGCGAAAGGGCGATCTGCGAAGCAGAAAGATCGCAAGGTTTGGTTTGGTGATATCTCTGTCATTAGTCATGACACTAGCCTTTCAAAAGACTAATTCCGCAGCTCTTGATAAGACTAACCATTACAGACAATGGGCTTTCATACAGCTTAATGATATAGATCAATTCTATTGTTTAGATGAATTAAACTACAAAGAATCTAGATGGAATCCTAAAGCCAAGAATGGTTCACACTATGGTATTCCTCAAGGCAGATCTAAATACTTAAGTAGAGTTGATGGATACAAACAGATTGATTGGCAATTAAAATACATTGAGAAGCGCTACTCTAATCCATGTAATGCTTTAGCTCATCATAAGATTAAGGGATGGTATTGAGTAAATCAGCTTTAAGATCTACTGGTTCAACCAGACAATGGACAAAGATTAGAGAACGAATACTCAGGCGTGATTGCTTTATCTGCCAGTATTGTGGGCAAGAAGCAAACACAGTTGACCATGTAGTTCCACGCAGATTAAATGGTAATGATGCTGACGAAAATCTTGTAGCAAGTTGTCGAAGATGTAATTTAGCAAAGGGTGGGCGGTTTTTTGTGAGCAAGAGGACAC